TCGTCCGGTCTCTTCCCTCCCTGGAGCCGCGAAGACGAGGAAGAGGATCTGAAACTGAAGCTTCTCGAAAAGATTCACGAAAGCAACTTTGACCCGAAGAAGGGAGATTTCAATGCTTTCGCCGGGGCCATTATCAGACGTCTTGCCGGTCTCCGAATTTATGAAGCTCGGAAAAAGGCCTTTGCCGATGGGCATATCTGGTCTGATGACATTTCCCTGGATTCACCGGAAGGAGAGAAACTGAAGGTCATTGATTGTTTGGTTGATGACCATGATTACTCCGCAGAAGAACGGCATGCCAGGCTCGAACGCATTGAGAAGGTTCACAAGGTCCTGGAAACCATGCCGGAAGAGTATCGCTATGTTTGGAAACGCCTCTGCGAGGGAGTGTCCCAGCGCCAACTCGCAAAGGAATTGGGATACAAGTCACATGCCGGATTTCAGCAGAAATACATGTGGCGCTTCAAGGCTGAATTCGTCAAAGCGGGAATCCGCCGGATAGAAACGAAAGGAGGGGGTGCAAGACAGAAAACTGTTGAATAACCATCCCGCTTCAAAAAAACGTGAACAACAAAAAAAATCAAAAAAAGTTATCCCAAAAGCCAGGTTTTATACCGTCCACATCGACGATTTTCTGAAATAATACTGGTAGGAACAAGTCACTTCAACCGAAAGAAAAACACCATGACAAACTTCATCATCCACGAACCCGCCAACGAATACCACGAACGCAGCCGCAACGGTGAATACATGTCGAGCCACCTTCTGGCCGACTTCCGCGAAAGTCCTGCCCTGTACTACAAAGAAATAACGGGACAGATCGAACAGAAAGAGTCCGCGGCTTTCACCCTTGGTCGTGCCGCCCACAGCCTGATCCTCGAAGGCCGCCACGTTTTCGAACACGATTTTGTGGTCTGCAACGGCCCCGTCAATCCCCGGACTGGCGAACCCTTCGGCAAGACCACCAAGGCCTATGCGGACTGGCTGGCGGAACAGGACCGCGAAGTCATTTCCGAGAAGGACTTCGGTTTCATCATGAAGCTCCAGGCGGCCGTCAGCATCCACCCCGAAGCCCTGAAACTTCTCGCGAAAGGCGAGGCTGAGGGCGTTGTTCGGGCCTGCTGTTGTGGTGTCCCCTGCCAGATCAGGATGGATTGGTTCAACCCGGAATTCGGCCTCGTTGACCTCAAGACCTGCGACAGCCTGCGCTGGTTCGAGTCCGACTGCCGCCGCTACGGCTACATCCACCAGATGGCATTCTACCGCATGGTCCTCCGCGCCGTTTCCGGCACGACCTTCCCGGTCTACATGATCGCGGTCGAGAAGAACGAGCCGTTTTCGGCTGGCGTCTGGAAGCTCACGGATGAAGTCCTCGACCTCGCCGAGAACACGAACAAGGCGGCGTTGAACCGCTACCGCGAGTGCGACAACTCCGGCATATGGCCCACCGGCTTCGAAGAAATCCGCATTATCGACACCCTCTAATTCCATTCCATAACAACACACAGGAGAAACATCATGAACAAAACCGCTACCCCCAAAATCATCGTCAAGCTCGTTGAAGTCACTCCCGACATGGCCTGCGAAATGCTTGAGAAGAACACCATGAACCGGAACATCGACCAGAAGCGTGTCGACCAGTATGCTCAGGACATGAGATGCGGACGCTGGCAGATGAACGGTACGACCATCGTCTTTGCCGATGACGGAACGCTCCTTGATGGTCAGCACAGACTCTGGGCCGTCATCGAAGCCAAGGTTTCGATTCCGCTCCTCATCGTCTACAATGCGGACAAAGACAGCATCGTCACGTTCGACATCGGCAAGACCCGCACGGCGAGCAACATCATGCAGATCGAACGTTCGGCGCATTCCGTCACCGCCGCGACCCTGACGAAGCTCCTCTGGCTCCACGATTTCGTTGACAGCAACCTCGCCCCCAAAACCTGTCAGAGGGATGTCAGCAACAACGACCTCCGCGAGTTCTACAACGAACGCAAGGACATGATCGAACTGGCCGCCGACGTTGCCGAACACGGCGGACACCACTTCGTGAAGTCCCACATGGCGCTTGCCTACTGCGTCATCGGCAGAAACACCGCCTACCGCTACAAGCTGAAAGCCTTCTTCGATACGCTCAAGACCGGCTCCGATATCGGAATGAAACACCCGATCATGACTCTTCGCAACAGACTGTTTGAAAACCGCCTTGGCGTCCGGTCTCTTTCCGTCCAGGAAACCCTTGCCGCCTACATCCGTGTCTGGAACGCCTATGTCCGCGGCAACGACCTGAGCGTCATCCGCTGGAACGCAACCGAACCGATGCCTGAGGTGCTCTGATGGACAACACCACTGAGAAATTCGACGATTTCCTTTTCGTTACGCAAGACACCGCCACGATGGCAAATCCGCTCGAAATCAAAACCGCCTCTCCGTTCAAGGATCTGTTCCCCGTCAAGCAGACCGACCTGGAGCACGTTATGGCCAGCATGAAAGCCAAGGGGTATGACAACGGACACCCGATCATCCTGTGGGAAGGACATGATCTGACGGTCATAGACGGGCACACCCGCCTGACTGCCGCACAGAAGCTTCTTTTCGCCAGAATCCCTGTGATCCTTAAGAAATTCAAGGACGAGGCCGAAGCCTTGGAATACGCCATCGAATCGCAGGTCAATCGCCGGAATCTGACCGATGCCGAGCTCCTCAAATGCCTGACGGAACTCGACAAAAGGAAGAAAACGGGTCCGGCAAAGAGTTTAGCCTCACGTGAGGCTAAACTCGGAAAGAGCGCCGAAGAGACGGCGTCCATCCTCGGTGTCTCCCGCGCGAAAGTCGAGCGCCTCCGCACCGTCAACGACCACGCATCGGACGAGATCAAGGACGCCGTCAAGGACGGAAAGCTATCCCTCAACAAAGCGTACAAGGCGACAATGGACGCGCGACACGCGGAAGAATGTTCCGATGAGGCCGATCCCGTCGACACCAAAGCAGACCGGCTGCTTGCCCTGGAAAACAGCTACTGCTGCGCCCTGACCGCGCGAACCGACCGCGAGTTGAAGCAGTACCCGGAAATCCGGTATTCCGCAAAGGAACTCGCTGCTCTCAGGAAAAAAATTGTCGAAAAGCTCGACGCAGAACTCAACAGATTCAGAGGAAACAACTGACTATGGCAAACCGCGAAATCGATAAGACCGAATCCATCTTCAAGGAAATGGATTACACCTCCACGCTTGTGAACACCGATAGCCTCCGCACTGCGGCTCCCTTCAAAAACCTCTTCCCGATCCGCGAAGATATCCTTAGCAAAATCACCGAGGATATGAAGCAGCACGGCTTCGACAGGGCTCATCCGATTGCCGTGTGGTCGGGACATAACCTGACGGTGGTCGACGGACACACCCGGCTTCTCGCCGCTATCAAGCTCGGCTTTCCGCAGATCCCAGTTGTCCTCAAAAAGTTCGCCAATGAGGAAAAGGCTCTGGAGTACGCCATTGATTCGCAGGCCAACCGCCGGAACCTGACCGATGCCGAACTCATGAAATGTCTTTCTCTTCTCGACCGCCGCAGGAAGGCCGGACGTCCCAGAACGGGCGACCCCACTCCGGGAAGAAGCGCCGAAAGAACAGCCATGCTCCTCGGAACCTCACGGGGGACGGTCGAGAAGATTCGCTCGATCCTGGATCACGCGCCGGAGGAAATCAAGGAAGCCATCAGGTCCGGCAACCTCACCATCAACAAGGCGTATGTCATCACGATGGGGAAACGGAAAATCAGCAAATGCCGGGATGAAGATGAACTCCGGGCTGCGATGGCGGCCGAACTGAAAAAGAACCTCAGCAAGGCATTCCGAGACTGCATCGCAGAACTCAAAAAGAAGTATCCCGGCATCCTGCCGACCAAAGAGCAAGCTGCAGAAGTGCTGAAAGTAGCCTGCGCAACACTCAAAACCGAGCTTGATAAGCTCACACAGAAAGGAAAGAAGTGAGAATGGGAAAATAAGTTCACCTAAGACAGCATCATAGTTTCAGAAAAAGTGTTCAGAAAAGAGTTCATAATGAAAGGAAAAGGAAAATGGGAATGCTTGAAAGCATTAAGTCAGGACGAGAGAACAAGCCGCCGAGAATCATGGTTTACGGTCAGGAGGGAGTCGGGAAGTCGACCTTCGGGGCGTCTGCACCCGCTCCCATCATCATCCAGACCGAGGATGGTCTTGGCGAGATAGACTGTTGCAAGTTCCCGCTTGCGCAGAGCGTCGGCGATGTTCTCGATTCTCTGACTGCCCTCCGCGATGAGGAACACAACTTCCGCACCGTGGTCATCGACTCTCTCGATTGGCTTGAACGCCTGATCTTCGACGAAATCTGCAAGGAGTTCGGCGTCCGATCCATCGAGAAAGCCGATGGGGGGTATGGCAAGGGATATGTGGACGCCCTCGTCCACTGGCGCAAGGTCATCGCTCTCCTCGACGAGCTTCGCAACAAACGCGGCATGATGGTCATCCTGCTCGCCCATGCGAAGGTCGAGAGATTCGAGGACCCGGAGAACGCGGCCTATGACCGTTACTCGCCCAGACTCCACAAACATGCCGCAAGCCTTATCTCCGAATGGGTCGACGGCGTCTTCTTCGCCACCAAGCGCCTCCGCGTCTCCAAGGACGGCGACAGCCGCGTTATCGCCGCTCCCATCGGCGCGGACGGCGGTGAACGCATCCTTCGCACGAACGGAAGCCCCGCCTGCATCGCCAAGAACCGCTACAGTCTCCCCAGCGAGATTCCGCTTTCCTGGAATGCATTTATCGAGGCTTACAGAAACTCCGTTGCTTCTGCGGCAACGGCCTCATAAGGAGATTCGAAATGTCCGACCACATCGCCATCGCAAAGCATAATCACATCTGCGACTTCTGCGGCGGCATGATTCCCAAGGGAACGAAGTGCAGAATCATCCACGACGACTTCATGCCGCATCTCGTCTACTTCGAGCATCTGCACTGCCCGCCCTCAAAGCCCGTGTTCGTCAGCTCATCCACCCCGAAGAAACCCGTCAAACCCAAAATCACGCCCGCATACTGCGGCTGCTGAACAACAAACCGAAAGGACTATTCACTATGGCCATTCTCAATTTCAACGCGAATGAAGTCGAACCCAGCAAAACTTTCGACCCGATCCCCGCAGGGAAATACATCGCCGTCATCACGGATTCCGAGATGAAGGAAACCAGAGCCGGGACCGGACGCTACCTCCAGCTCGAATTCGAGATCACGGACGGTGAATTCGCCGGACGCAAGCTCTGGTCCCGCCTGAACATCGAGAACCAGAATGCCGAAGCGGTCCGCATGGCCCGTGCCGACCTGTCCGCCATCTGCCGTGCGGTCAACGTCCTCACTCCGAACGATTCCGCCGACCTCCACAACCTCCCGCTCGTCATCAAGGTCCACTGCCGGAAGGACAAGAACACCGGGGAGATCACCAACGACATCCGCGGCTACGAGCCCAGGGCGAACTACAAGCCGGAACCGAAGCCGGCTCCCGCGATGCCGACAACCGCCCAGCCCGCCCGCGTTCCCAGCAAGCCGCCGTGGATGTGATGCTCGAACTCGAACTGCCGTGGCCCCCAAGTCTCAACCATTACTATAGGCATGTGGGACCGCGCGTCCTCATCAGCCGTGATGGCCGGAAGTACCGGGAGAGCGTGACGGCGATTGCACGGAGAACGGGGTATGCGAAATTCACATGCCCCGTTCAAGTCGAGCTTGACCTTTATCCGCCCGACAACCGCAGGCGCGACATCGACAACTCGGAAAAGAGTTTACTGGACGCGCTCACCTGCGCGGGCGTGTACGAGGATGACTCCCTCATCTACAAAATCACAGTCACCAAAAGAGAACCTATGCCCCCGAATGGAATGGTGTTCATAAGGATTTCAGAATATGAAAAAGATCAACCGCAGCAAGCAGATTGATGCCGTGCAGAACTTCTGCAAGAACCTGTCCGACAGAAAGGAAATCAACGTCTGTAATATGCTGATGAGGGGAGTCCCGGAAAACAAGGTCCGCAGGATTATGCACATGAAGAAGAAAGACTGGGAAGAAATGAAGAAAAATATCGGCGACGGCTTGAAGAAGTCGGGCGTTCAGCTGAGGGACTGACAATGGAATTGCGGCCCTACCAGCGGGAGGCGGTTGAGGCCGTGTACAACCACCTCCGCGAAAAGAAAAACAATCCATGCGTCGTTCTCCCCACGGGCACGGGCAAGTCTCTGGTGATCGGACAGATCGCGAAGGACGCCGTAACGCAATGGAGTGGCCGTGTGCTCATTCTCGCTCACGTGAAGGAACTCCTTGAACAGAACGCCGACAAGATTCGGAAGCTCTGCCCGGAAGTTCCCATCGGAATCTTCTCCGCAGGGCTGAAGTCGCGGAACACCGAGGAGCCGGTCATTGTGGCCGGAATCCAGAGCGTGTACAACAAGGCCGAGTTGCTGGGCAAATTCGACTTGATTATCGTTGACGAAGCACACCTCATCGCTCCGGACGGGGATGGAATGTACCGGACGTTCCTGCAGGACATGAAGGGCATCAATCCCCGTGTCCGGCTTATCGGGCTGACGGCCACGCCGTTCAGATTGAAGGGCGGCCTCATCTGCAAGCCGGACAACCTCCTGAATGAAATCTGCTACGAGGCCAACCTCAAAGAGATGATTCAGCAAGGGTACTTGTCGCCATTGATATCCCGTGCCGGACGCGCGGAGGCCGACCTCGGCAATCTGCACATCCGTGGCGGAGAGTTCATCGCCGACGAAATCGAGGCGGCGATGGATACGGAACAACTCGTTCTGTCCGCCTGTCGGGAAATCGTCGACTTGACGCGGGACCGCAAGTCCGTGCTGATATTCACCTCGTCGGTGAAGCACTGCCAGCACGTCGCCGAGGCTATCCGAGGATACAGCGGGCAGGAATGCGCAGTCGTGACCGGAGACACTCCGGCTGGCGAACGCGCCGAAATTCTCGACCGATTCAAAGGCAAGACTGTTCCCGCAGACCTGTTCGGAACGCCGAAGCCGCCGCTGAAGTTTCTGTGCAACGTGAACGTATTGACGACTGGATTCGACGCTGTGAACACGGACTGCATCGTCCTGCTCCGCCCGACGAACTCGGCGGGCTTGCTGATCCAGATGGTCGGACGCGGAACACGCCTCTCACCCGAAACAGGGAAGACGAATTGCCTTGTCCTGGACTACGGCGGCAACATCATGCGCCACGGCCCCGTGGACATGATCCGAGTCAAGGACAAGACCCCCGGCAACGGCGATGCTCCGGCGAAGAAATGCCCGGAATGCTACGCGCTCATCCATGCGGCATATGCGAAATGCCCGCAGTGCGGATACGAATTCCCGCCATCGCAGCATTCCGAGCTTACCGCCCATGCCGCCCACGACGGCATTATCTCCGGCGAGGTCTTCTTCGACGAATACGAGGTGCGCCGCACATTCTACGATGTCCATCGGAAACGGTATGCGCCCGATGACGCGCCGAGCACGATGCGCGTCGACTACGAGGTGGCGTTTCAAACGTACAAGTCGGAATGGGTCTGTCCGGAACACTCCGGGTACGCACGAACCAAGTTCGTCAAGTGGTGGAAGGAGCGTGCGCCGGAGTGGTGTCCAGTGCCGCACAGCGCCGCCGAGGCAGTCCGCCTGGCGAACTCCGGCATCCTTGCCGAGCCGAAGAGAATCACCGTCCGCTCGACAGCAGGCGAGAAGTTCGAAACCATAACCAGGTACGAGCTTGGCGAGCGTCCCGAACGCGAGCCGGGTGACGATTCAGCGGAGGTCGCAATGTCCGGCGAAGACCCGCACGTTGAGGACTTTGACCCGGACGACATACCGTTCTGAGCAGAAAGGAAAAAGAACATGGGCTGGGGAACATACTACAAGTACGACGGCTATCTCTCCCGCATCGGGAAGAATGAGATCGAAAGCAAACGCGAAGAATGCGAAAGCATCAATGAGATGCTCTGGCGCGAGATTCTCGCTTATATGGCGATGACGCCTCCCGCCTACGCGAAGGATGACGAGGGCCACGAATATCCGTGGGCTGAATTCATCGCAATGAAGCTCCGTGAATTCCGAGAAGAGATCGAGGAGAACGCACGGCTTGTCGCCCGTCTGGATGACTGCGAAGAGGCCATGCGCGAAAACCCGGACAGCGTAACAGAAGGATAAACATCATGGGAAAAGAAAAAGACTATCGCGAACAGATCGACCGTTCCGTCAAGCGTCTGGCGAAGGCGCTGAACATCATCGAAGCCCTGCACGGCGAACTCGAATTCGTGTTCGAGCACACCGACTGGAACAGCGAAGTCAACTGGCAGATCGAAGAGGCCGCGTCGAAGCTCGGCTTCGCGCTCGCCACGCTCAACAACTGGTACGACGACCCGGAAGAATAACAAACCAAGAAAGGAACTTCCAATGCCCAACAAACCCGAAACCGTGTTCTACGGTGCAACCCCCGTCCGCACGTTCGCGGTCAATGGCAGAATCAAGTACGCCGCCCGCGATCTCTGCGGCATCCTTGGCTATCACGCACCGCACGACATGCTGAACCCGTTCGTCAAGTCGAAGCCGGAATACATCGACGCCATCACTCGCGGCGGTACGCAGAAGCTCCGCGTGGCCGAACGCGGCGACATCGAAAAAGTGCTTGACCGCTGCCGCCACCGCAATGCCCCGAAGCTCCGCGCCTGGCTCCGCAGAGGCACGGCGCAGACTGCTCCGAAGCCCGCCGAAAAGCCGAAGAAGGACGATAACGTCCTGCTCGTGTTCGTCTTCGACTGATGGGAGGAGGCATGACAAACCGCGAAGAAATCGTTCGCGCGCTGCGTCTGCTGTTCTCCGAGGGGGATGTGTTCGAGGTCAGAATATTGAAGGCTGTGTCGGCGAATTACATGAGGCCGCACACGGAATCCGGTTACTTCGACTTCGAGCACATCCCCCAGGCTGCCGATGCCATCGCAAAGATTCGAGCCTTCGCAGGTGCGTATGTCACGCTCAATCCCGTCGACCCCGACCTTCTGGCACGGGCGTTCAACAGGCTCGGTCCAGCCGAGCAGAATGCGACCACGGCGGACGATGACGTCGTGCGACGACGTTGGCTTCCCATCGACTGCGACGCAGTGCGGAAAAGCAACATCTCCAGCACGGACGAGGAACACAAAGCGGCGCTCGAACTCGCAGACCAGATCCGCAACGGGCTTGCCTCAGTCGGGTGGCCGCAGCCGGTCGTGCTTGATTCCGGCAACGGCGCACAACTCCTTTACCGCATCGACCTTCCGGCGAAGGACAACGGGCTTGTCCAGAACGTCATTGCGAGCATCGCAGCCGCATCGACCGACAAGGTGAATGTCGACCTCACTGTGTTCAACCCCGCACGGATCTGGCGTTTGCCCGGCACAATGAACTGCAAGGGCGACAGCATCCCGAACCGTCCGCACCGAATGGCGAACATCGTGTCTGTGCCGGATGTCGTTCAGGCGGTAACGAAGGAACAGCTCGAAGCCGCCGCAGGATATGAACGTCCCGAACCCGTGCCGGTGCAGACGGCGTCCAATGGATTCGTCCTTGACGATTGGATTCTCCGGCATGGCCTCAACGTGAACAGCCCCGTTCCATATAACGGCGGCCGTAAGTGGGTGTTCAAGGTCTGCCCGTTCAATCCGCAGCACACCAACGGCTCTGCCGTCCTCATCGAGGAACCAAGCGGCGCCATCGGATTCCGATGCCACCACAATTCGTGTTCCGGCAACGACTGGCGCAAACTCCGGGAGATGTACGAGCCGGGCTGCTACGACAAACCGAAACCGCAGGAGCCTGTCTCCGTGGACATCAGCGGCTTGATGAAGCCGAAGCCCGTCGATATCGGCGACCTCGAAAAGAAGGAGAACAGCCTTGAATTCACTGGCGACCCAGGCAGGATCAGCGAAAAGCTCCTGCACGTTCCCGGCCTCATCGA